TCCATGGCGGTCGTGACCTTGTCCGTCGACTTCTCGATCCCGTCGACGAACCCCTGCACCGTGTCCTGCCCGATCTCGAACATGACCTTCGACGGGGAGTGGATCCCGAGGAAGCTCTTGACGCCGCTGACGGCGCCCTTGCCGATCCCGGCCACGGCGGAGGCGGCGCTGCCGGCCAGGCTCTTGACGCCGTTGATGAATCCCTGCACCGCGTTCCGCCCCGCGGAGTAGAGCCAGGAGGCGGCGTTCCCGACCGCTCCCTGCACGATCCCGGCCAGGGAGCCGACGGCGCCGCTGACCGCGCCGAACGCGGACCGCATACCGGCGACGAACCCGTTGATGACCGCCGACCCGGCCGAGGTGAGCACGCTCGCGGCCCAGCCGGCGGCGCCGGTGATCACGCCCTTGATCGCGGAGACGGCGGACGTCACGGCCCCGTAGGCGCCCTTGATCCCGGCGACGAACCCGTTCACGACCGCGGCCCCGGCGGCGCTGAGCACACTGGTCGCCCAGCCGGCGGCGCCGGTGATCACGCCCTTGATCGCGGAGACGACGCCGCGGGCGGCGTTGTAGTTCGCCTTGATCCCGGCGGCCAGTCCGGTGACGACCGCCTTGCCGGCGTTCAGGAGCCACTGGCCGGCCGCGGAGGCGGCCTGCTCGACGATCCCCCGCAGCGCGCTGACCCCGGTCGTGACGGCCCGGGTCGCCGTGCGGATCCCGGTCACGATCCCGTTCACGATCGCCGTGCCGATGTTCTTCGCCCCCGCCGCGACCGTCGTCGCCGCCCCGGTGATCGCCCCCGTCACGGAGCGCATCGCTCCCGTGATCGCGCTGCCGACGCCCTTGACCGCGTTCACGATCCCGTCGTAGATGCCGCTGCCGATCTTCTTCGCCCCGTCGATCACGGCCTGCGCGTTCCCGCCGGTGACAGCGTTCAGCAGGTCTTTCATGTACCCGCCGACCGCGGAGGCGACCTTGCCCATGGTTGCGGAGGCGTCCTGCCAGGCCTTGGAGAAGTCGCCGCGCAAGAGGTCGCCGACGACGCTGATGACCCCCTGCACGGTCGCCATCTCGACCTTGAAGCCGGCGGCGAACTGCTTGAACGGCAGCAGCAGTGCCGGGCCGAGCGCGTCCACGACGGGTTTCAGGCTGCTCAGCGTCGGCCCGATCTGGTCGAGGGCCGGGCCGAGGTCGTTGTTGAGCATGTCGGCCAGCTGCCCCATCCCCTGGAAGACCGCCGTGCCGAGGGGTTCGAGGGCGACCTTGACCCGGTTGCCGAAGGTCGCCCACTTCTCGGCCGCGTCGGCGGTCGCGTCGGCGGTGCCGGTGATCGTCTGCTTGCCGTCCTTGATCGTCTTGACCAGGTTGTCGACCTCGAAGCGGCCCTCGCGGATGGCGGCGGCCATGTCCGGCCCGGCCCGGGCGCCGAAGAGCTTGATCGCGATCGCCGTCGCCTCCGACGCGGTCTTCGCGTCCTTGATCCGCTGCATGTACAGGCGCAGCGCCTCGGGGGCGTCCTTGGCCGCCTTCCCGAACGCCAGGTCCTCCTGGGCCGACTTCAGCTTCCCGAACGCGACCGCGGCCTCCTGTGAGCCCTTGCCGGAGTCCTTGATCGCCTTCTGGTAGGCGGCCTGCGCCTTGGAGACCTTGTCCTGCGCCTTGCCCGTGTCGCCGGAGGCCTTCGACAGTTTCCCCAGCGCGATCCGCATCGAGCCCATCACCAGCTCGGTGTTCACGCCCTGCGCCTCGAACTTCCCGAGCAGGGCGACCTCTTCCTCGAACGAGAACCCGAGCTGGCGCATCGGCCCGCCGAACTTCGTCGTTAGATCAGCGAGACGTGAGAACTCGGTGCCGGTGGCCTGGGAGGCCCGGAAGATCTCGTCCAGGCCCTTGGCGGCCTCGGTGCCTTTCAGGCCGGCGTCGCCGATCACCCGGGTTGCCGACTCGATGTTCTTCGACAGGTCGGTGCCGGTGATCCGGGACAGGTCGAGCATCTGCTTCGACATTTGCTCGAGGGGCTTGCCGGTCAGGCCGGTGCGTTTGGCCAGGCCGCCGACTGCCTCCCCGACGGTCTCGAAGCTGTCGGGTACTTCCTTGCCGACGTTCTTCGCTGACTCGACGAACGAGTCGAGCTGCTTCCCCGTGGCGCCGGTCTTCGTCTGGATCGTGTCCGACATGGCGTCGAACTCGGCGCCGATGTTGTAGAGCTGCTTGCCGACGACGACGGCGGTGCCGGCAACCGCCCCGGCGATCAGGCCGGCCGGCCCCAGCTTGGTCGCGATCCCCTCGATCGCCTGCCCGGCCCCGCCCAGCGACGAGGTCATCATCGAGCTCAGGCCGGAGAGCTCGGTCTTCGCCTTCGACGGGTCGAGGACGACGTCGACGAACGCCGTGCCGATACTTCCGCCGGCCATTAGGCCACCTTGGGCTGGGTCAGGGCAGCAAACGCCGCCGGGCCGACCAGGGCGGGCTTCTCCGTCTTCTCACCGGGCCGGTTGATCCGGTAGGGCTTGGGTGGTTTGCGGCCGCCGCGGGCGATCTGGATGCAGCACAGCCAGTGCAGCATCTCCACCTGCTGGGCGAGCAGCTCCTCGACGGTTGTCCAGCGTTCGGCGACGGCCCCGTCCAGGGCGTAGAAGTCGCGCAGCGTGAGACGCCCGAGCGTGTCGGGCGGGATCCCGCTCGCGACCGCCACCCGGTTTAGCTCGTTCCGCCAGAGACGGTGTACGGGATCGGACTCCCCGGCTCCGTTTCTGCTGCCTGGTCGGCCGGTTCTCTGACCGGCAGCGGGACGGGGTCGCCCGGTTTCCGTGGCAGCTGGTCGCGGATCTCGTCGATCGCTTCCTCGCCGACCCGCATGTCGTCGATGCCTTCCATCCACTCGGCAAGCGGAACGGTCGGGTTGTCGGCGCGGTGGGCCATCCAGGCCAGGTGCCGCCACATATGCCCGGTCTCCCCGGAGTCGGGGACGGAGACCCCGAACTCTTCCTCGAATGCAACCAGGGTCTTCAGCGGCAGCCGGATGTCGATCAGCTTCCACGTGTCGCCGCGCTGGACGGCGACCTCCATGTCCATGACCAGCTCCCCTAGCTCGAGCTCGACGACGAGGACGAGGACGACTTGCGGGTCGAGCTTCCGTTCGCGGACATGGTGACCGGGGCCAGGACCTCCCACTCCGGGTCGTTACTGAGGATGTACCCCCAGATCGGCTCGGCGGCCTGCACGCCAAACTCCATCGGCAGCCGTTGCGCATCGGAGCGAACAAGGGCGGTCTCGACGTCGCCCTGCAGCTGCACGCGGGCGAACACGTACCTGGTCGTGATGCTGCCGTCGATCCCTTCGACGACCATCGCCCGGATGTCGGTCGCACCCGCATCGGGTGGGGTGAACTTCCACTCGCCGGTTCCGGCGCTGGTCACCTCGCCGCCGCGGAAGGCGAGCTGGATCGTGACCGGCTCGAACTGCAAGAGCTCGAACGTGACCGTCTTCGGCTCGTTCGTGACCAGCACCCGCACCGGGTCACTGGCCTGCCAGGCGTTCACTTCCTCCTGGTCACGGGACAGGGTGACCGTCGCACCGTCCTCGCTGATGTAGCCGAGATTGATCCAGGCGGCGGGCAGGTCGGTGGCGACGTCGGTCGGCAGGGTGGTCCCTTCGGGGGCGACGAAAACGCCGCCGCTACCGGCGACACGGACTTCGGAAGCATCAAGACCGGGCATGAGAGGCAACCTCCTCTGATGGTGGTACCGGCACGGAATCGATCGTTCCGGGCCGGACGAAAACCTCCAGGTCGACCACGTACCGCGGCCGTGGAGAGTCGTAGGTTTCGTCGGGCAGATCACGGATCGCGCCGACGCGGACGGTCGGGTTCCCGTCTGTCCCGGTGCCGCGTTTCCAGGCCAGCCAGAGGATCGTCTGCACGACATCCCAGATCTGGGAGTGCCGGCCGCCGTAGACGTTGGCCTGGACGCGACCCAGGTAGTAGACGTTCGGGCGTTGCACGACCGGTTCGCCGCCGATCAGGTCAAGCAGCACGAACGTGTCACCGCCGGGTTTGCGGGGGAAGACGGTGTAGACCCGGTAGCCGATCAGGTCACGCAGCTCTGGCTGTGATCTGAGCCAGCCTGCGAGGACCCGTTGCGGGTCGGGGAGCACCTCGGATGGCAGGATGGCTGCCACCGTTAGTGCGCCTCGTACTTGACGCCGAGCGAGCGGACGGTGTTCTCGATCGGACGGTAGGCGGGGTTGTTGCGGGTGCCGTACTCGAGCCAGTGCCAGAAGGACGAGTTCGGGTAGACCCGGGCCCCGTCGTCTGACCCCTCGACCGTGGGGCTGTAGGAGCGGCGCATGACCCCGTGGTGGACGGGGACGTTGCCGACGATGCCGCCGGCGATCGCCTCGCCGAGGGTCTCGGTCTGCGGCTTGGCGATCCTGGCGATCGTCTGCTCGGCGTCCCGGTCGAGCACGAACCGGGTGCGGACGCCTTTCACCGGGCCGCCCAGTCGTCGTGGCCGGCCGCCGCGGGTGCGGCGGACGCGGCGGCGTCGAGGCTGGCGCTGTAGTCGTCCTCCGGGCTGAGCTGCGAGTACGGCTGCCGGGTGTCGGTCAGCTCCTGGTAGGTGCGGTACTCGGTGCCCAGCTCGGTGTAGCGGACAGTGCTCGTGAACGTGGTGCGGACGGTGTAGGCCTGTACGTACTGCAACCCGGTGACAGGTGAGCGCCACACCTGCGGGTCACCGTTCAGCTCGTACAAGCCCTGGTCGATCTCGACCGCGTCCCAGCCCCTGAGTGTGGACGTGTCGGCGGGCAGGAACACCTGCCAGGTCGAAACTTGGGTGCCGGTCTGGTTCTCCTCCCGGCTGCCCCCGGGTTGGATCGTGCAGCGCACCTGCTGTTCGACGACCCCGTAGGTGCGGTCGCCGTACTCGTCCTCCCCGGTCTGCGAGCGGACGAGCAGGGTGCCGTCCCGGTCGAGTAGATGGTCGATGAGCAGGCTGCTCATCCGGCCACCCCGGGCACACCGGTTGCCACCTCGAGCTCGGCGTCGGCTGCCGCCTCCCGGTTGTCGAGGTCGCGTTGCCACCAGTCGACCGGCCAGTCGACGGCCGGCTCGCCGGGCCAGATGCGGGTCGTGCCGCAGGACTTCCTGGCCCAGGGCTCGAGCAGGCGCCGCAGCTGCTCGGAGAGGCCCATCAGCTCGTCGACGGTGGCCGGGTCGGCCTTGCGGTAGGAGTAGGCACCCAGGCTCTCCGAGACGATCGGGCTGCCACCCTCGGGGGCGTTCCCGATCGCCACGCTCAGCTCGAGCAGGGCCAGGTAGACCGGTGGGGACAGCGGGTCGGGGACAGGGGTCGGGTAGAGGTAGGCGGTGACGGCGAGCGTCGCCAGCTGCGCGCCGCGTGTCGCGTCCTCCTCGGACAGGCCGGGGGAGGCGGCCATCACGTCCGCGGGGTCGATCAGCGGGTCGGGCAGGCTCTTGACGCTCGCCGCCACGGGCTTTAGCTCTTCTTCGCTGCCGGGGCGGCCAGGGTCATGGTGCCCGGGGCGCCGGCCAGCCAGAACGGCGCCATCGCCGTCCGGGTGCCGTCGGACTGGATCGCACCCAGCGGCTTGCCGATCGCGTACCCGACCCGGGTATAGACACGCATCAGCGTCGTGTCGTCCTGGAACGCGTTGACGAGCACCTTGCCGGCCACGTCGGTGATCACACCGTCGGTCGACATCTCGAAGCGGATGTCCTGCCGGATGCCGACCAGGCTGTAGTCGAAGTCGCCGACCATCTCCTGCGCCTTCGTGTAGTCCCAGGCGGACGTGGTCGCGTAGGAGAGCCCGAAGATCGTCGTCGGCGCCGCCGTCGTCGGCATCACGCCGGCGAAGCCGAACATCGAGCGCATGACCCCGGCCAGGGCGGCCCCGCCGAGGATGCCGTCGGCCGTGAACCCTTGCGCCTCGAGCTGGCCGAGGGCGGCGGAGATGTTGTCCCACTCGTTCGCGCCACCGGTCGCGGGGGCCGGCCCGCCGGCGGCGGCGATCAGCCCACCGGCCGGGTAGGTGGCGGGGGCCCCGTTGCCGTTCAGGGCGGCGTCGTCGAACGTGAACGCGATCGAGCCGGCGATCAGGTCACGGATCTCCTGCCAGACCGGGAAGCCGGCGTCGTCGATGAAGGCGTTCGGAACAGGGACGATGCAGGCGATCTCCTCGGGGACGATCTGCATCGACGTCCACTCGACGGTCGTCTGCGGCTTGTGGCCGCCGTAGGTGGGGTTCACGAACCCGGCCTGCGGGGCGACGGAGACGACGGGGATCTTCTCGACGCCGGCGGGCATGCGGATCGTCCGCGAGAGCTTCATGATCGCGGACTGGTAGGCGACCGCCTCGATCACCTCGCTCGACACGGACACCGGCAGTAGGTCTTCGTAGTTCGTAGCCACAGGGGGCCTCCCAGGGTTGACGGACTGCTTGGTTGGTCAACCCGGCGGCTCCGCTGGAGCTTGTGCCGGTCCCCCGCTGGGGGCTCACGGGCGCCGCTGGCTGGCCCGGACGGCGAACGCTACCAAGAAGCCCGGAGGGCCGCTACGAACGGCCCCCCAGGGTGGTGCCTCTCGACTCGGCAGACGGAGGAGAGAAGCCCGAAGGCTACGTGACAGCCCGGGTGAGCACGAAGCAGGCCAGGCAGAGCAGGAACACGACCGCGCCGCCGACGGCGACGACGACGGCGAGCATGGCCGCCTGCGTCGTCACCCGCAGCAGCCGGCCTAGCGTCTCCGTGCCGCCTTCCGCAGCCATGCGTCGTCCACCTCCCCGGCCGGGATGCCACCCGTGGCGGACTGGCCGCGGCCGCCCGGGGAGAGCACGCCACGCACGCCGCCGCCACCGTTCTCGGGGGCCTTGACGTAGTAGTCGCGCTCCTCGACGAGCTTGGTGACGAGGCCTTTGGCACGGGCCGCCCACTGTGCCGGGTCGTCGCCGAGCTGCGCCGCGTCGATGTGGTGCACGGCGTCCTCGGGATCGTGCATCTGCGCGGCGGCGCCGGCGACACGCAGGGCGTCGGCGCGGCGCTCGGTGTCCAGCTCGGCTCGCACCTGCGCCTCCGTCTCTTTGCGGGCGTCGGCGACGGCCCGCTCCTGCTCGTTCTGCGAGGCACGTTCCAGCTCGGTGATGCGCTCGTCACGGACGCGGAGCTCGCGGCGCATCTTGGCGGCCTCGTTGTGCAGCCGGCGCACCTCATTCGCGTCTTCGCCCCCGGGGGCGGGCGGACCAGGCTGCGGGTCAGGTGCGGCCGGGTCAGGCGTCGGCGGCGTCGGGTCGGGTGCCGGGGTTGGATCGTTGTCGGCCATCACTCCTCCTCTTCGTCGCCGGCGAGCACGGGGCTCACCGAACACTTGTCACGCTCATGGAAGGGCACGCTGTCCGCGGCCCGGTAGACCCGTTCGGCGCCGACGAGCTGGCACCAGTCGCAGCAGGCCGGGTCGAGCTCTTTGCGCCAGCCGATGATGTGCTCCCCGGTCGCCGCGGCGCCGGCGTCCAGGCCCGCACGTTGCGCCGCCTGTACGTCCCCGGAGCCGAGGCCGGCCGCGTACGAGCCGGCCGCGGCCAGGGCGGCGGGCAGGCCCAGGTCGGGCTCGAGCTTGCGGGCACGCAACACGGGGCTGTACGCGACAGGGCTGGCCGGGGTGACGAGCACCTCGTGCAGGGCCTCGTCGAGGCGCACCGGCTGGCGGCGGCGGCGGCGGCGGTCGGCCAGGGCGAGCAGGAACCCGGCCGCGAGCCGGCCGGCCCGCGTTTGGGCGCCGGCGGTGCGGGCGGAGGCGGCCAGCGAGTAGCCGTGCAGCGTCTCCTCGGACAGGTCGGGCAGGCTGAGCACGAGCCCGTTCAGCTGCGCTTCCAGCGCGGCCTGCACCGCCTGCTGCGCCCGCCGGTGCGCGGCCTTGACGGCGCTAGGCGGAGGCACCAGAGGTGGCGGGCGTCCCGGTCGGCGCCGCCGGCGCGGCGGCGCTCAGGAACGCCTGCTCGGCGGCCTGCGAGCGCATACGGTCGACCTGCTGCGGCGTGTAGCCGACGTACTCCCACAGGGCCTCCGTTGGGACGCCGATCGCCTGCAGCTTGACGGCGGCGTCCGCGGTCTGCGCCGGCGAGCGCTGCGCCGGGTCACGCCACAGCACCTGCAGCTCGAGGGCCTCCGGTTCGGCGCCGGCGATCGCCAGGGCAATGCGTGTCACCCGTTCCCAGCTCTCGCCGAACTGCGCCTGACGGTCCTGCACCTTGGAGACGAGGCCGGACTCGCCGGCGACGAGGCTCTCGGCGCTCGGCGGGTTCGCCAGCGTCTGCGAGAGCAGGTAGTGGGCGGGCACCCGGGAGATGGCGGCCAGCTCGGCCACGAACGAGTCGATCACCTTGATGTACTGCGACAGGTCGGAGTCGTCGAAGTTCCCGAACCGTATGTCCGGGGAGGTGCCGACGAAGAGCCGGTCGAGGGCGACCTTGAACGGCTCGACGTCCTTTCCGGTGGCCGGGTCTTTCGGGACTTCCAGGCCGGTCACCCACTTCTGCCGGAAGGCGGCCGTCTCGGTGGCGAGCAGCAGGTTCATGATCATGAAGTCGATCGACCGGAAAATCGGCGTCAACTCGTGCAGCTCCGAGCGGCCCGGCACCAGGATCAAAGGGCGGTTCTCGAACGGGACGAAGGGGACGACGCCGAGCTCGTTGTCGGCCCGCAAGGCCTGGGCACCGTTCCACTCGTCGACGGTGTAGCGCAACCCGGCGCCCTGGTGGGGCACGTCAGCCTGCCAGACCCACACGGAGGCGGGCGTGTACAGCTCGGCCCGTGTCTCGCCGGCCAGGTCGTCGACGAACACTTTCAGGGCGGCCACGATCCGGCGCGGGTCGCCGGGGGCGGCGGCGTGCGTGACCTGCAGCATGCTCTCCGGCGTCAGGCGCGGCTCGCCGGCCAGGTCGCTGACGCCGACGTAGCCACGGCCGGCGATCAGCACCTCACGGTGCACGAGCCGCTGGTCGGCGTCGATGTGGTTGGCCTGCAGGATCCGCCAGGCGTCCTGCTCCACCTGCTCGTCACCGGCGCCGGACAGGACACCCTGGATCTCGAGCCGCTCGGAGATGGCCTCGATGACAAGGCGAGCCCAGCCGCGGGTCGACATGTCCAGGAGCAGTTCGTAGGCCTGGCGGTAGCGGGCCTGCACCGCCGGTTTCGGCTGCTGCCCCGAGTACCAGGCGTAGAACGGCAGCGCGTACTCACGCTGCGCCCGCAGGCGGTCGAGCAGGCTGTCCCGCAACGCGACGGCGACGTCCTCGCTCTCCGCGACCGCCGTTGATGCTTCGGGCGCGACCGTCACCGCCCGAAGAATAAACGGATTACCGGCGCTTGCCCGCGACTTTCCGGCTGCTGCCCCTCGTGGACTTGCGTTTCCGCCCCGACGGCTTCAGCGGGCCACGCTTATGCACGACCGCATTGATCTTCGACGAGCTGCCACGGGTTTGTTTGCGCGCCCCGTACGACTTCGCCGCCCGGTGCACTTTCACCCGCTCCTTCTCGCTGATCCCGGCCTTCCGAGCCTGGGCCTTGGTCGGGACGGGATAGCGCCAGTTCGACCTCGGCCCCGAGCTGTACACGAACGCCGATTTCGGCAGCTTCTTCCGCTGGGCGGCGGTAAGCGCCATCGGCGCAGAGTACCCTTGCCGATCAGAACGTGAGCAGCCGGCCAGGCTCCCGGACGGGCTCAGCCTGGAGCGCGTCAGCCCGAGCCTCATAAGCGAGCACGGCAGCGACAGCGGCGTCGATCTTGTCCGGCGACCCGGGCCGTGACTTCGTCAACCAGTAGCCGCCCCGGGTCTCCCTGACCTGAGCGTTCAGCATGTGCCGGTCCAACCGCTCATCCGGGACGTGCAGCACCTGGCCGCCGGCCAGGTCAGTGCGGAAACGATCATTCGCGAGCATCATCCTCGCCCTCGCAGTCGGATAGCGCATCACCGCCGGCTCACCGTACTCGCGCGCCCACTCGTCGATCTGCGTCTGCCACAAAGGCGGATCGAAGTAGCCGCGCCGTACGCGGAAGCGCTCCATCACCGAGGCCACCGTCAGATCGACCGCCAACGGGTCGACCTCCCAGTCACCGGCGCCCTCGGGAGCCTCCCAGCAGCCGAGCAGCTCGAGCAGCCCGTCCCGCACCCGGCAACCAACCAGGGCGGTCGCGTCACCATAGCGGGCACCGTCGAAACCGACCGTGATCTCGTCACCGGTCTCGAGCCGCTCCCCAGACTCCAGCTGCCGCCACTCCTCCCCGGTCAACCACCAGTTCTCCGCCCCCACCCACAAGCCGCAGGCGAACCGTTTCCACTGCCAGGGCAGCATGCTCGGGCTGTCATGGCGTTCGGCGAGCAGCCCCAGGGTCTGCCACGACGCGGGGTTAGCAAGCTTGACCGTGCCCATGTCGTCCGAGTCATCCTCCGGGTCGAGCGCCCACTCATGCATCACGAACGCCCCATCCTGCGAGCGGGCCTCCAGATGCAGGCCGTCACGATGCTGGTAGGGCAGCCGCCGGGCCTGCTGCCGCATCAACCCCAGCGGTGTCTGATCATGATCGCCGGCCGTCGAGATCGTGATCATCCGCCCCCGACGTGCCGGCAGCCCGTCCCGGAACACCCCGTACAGGTCAGCGGAACGATGCCGGTGCAGCTCGTCCACCAGTGCGAGTGTTGGGATCACACCGTCAGCGGTGTCGACATCAGCGGCCAGCACCCGGATCCGGCCCGCGTCCACGGCTGACCGGAGCTCCCGCGTCCCCCGCTTGATCAACACATGACGCCCCAACGACTGGGACCGGCGGACGAACCCAACAGCCTGGTCATAGAGGATCGTCGCCTGATCCCGCGACGCGGCCGCGACCACACACTCCGCATCCGCCGTCACCAACAGGTGGAAGAGCGCCAACGCGCCCAACAACGTCGTCTTACCGTTCTTCTTCGGCAGCAAGATCAACGTCTCCCGGGTGCCGGCGAAATACCCGACCAACAATTCCCGCTGAAAAGGCTCAAGCAACAGCCGAGCGCCGGAGTCCAACGTCAGCTCAGCACAGAACTCCTCGAACTCGTCGAACTCGTCAAGCCCGCCGGGCACGACGCGACGCCAACTCGTCGATCTTCGACCCCGACACGGCAGGCTCCTGCTTCCGCTGCCACGGCCGCTGCAACAACAGCTCGATCGCCCGCACATGCCCCTTCCGCGCCTGCCGCTCCAGCAACACCACCAGCTCCGGCTCCGACAACGGCCCCGGGCTCGACGCCTCCAACTCCTCGACCGCCCTGACCAACCGGCCGTACACGCTCTCCGGCTCCTCCCGGCCGCGGCGCAACCAACGACGCAACGTCATCGGATGCACCCCCACCCGGCCGGCAGCCTCCTGCTTCGGATCCATGACCACCGAGATCGCCAACCCCGGGATCATCGCCTCCTCAAGTCGCGGCCGGGCTGCCATCCGTGCGCTTCAGACTACGCGCTGTTCTCCACAGCTACTGACCCCGCCGGGGGTGCGGCACGCCCCCGAGGGGGGTCCTCCCCCGCCGCAGACGATCGTCCTGTTGCCGACCGAGCAGTCATCGGTCCCGTTCAATCGAGCAAGTCGACACGGACACGGACGATGCGACGGTCGAGCCGCTCGAGCACATCACCGAGATAGAACCGTTCGTCGTCTGCGGTGACGATCGCTATCTCGACCGAGTCGTGATGCCATTCGATCTCCACGCGGCCGGTCACGTCGACCGTCGTGTCTTCTGTTCTGCTGTCGTCTTCTCGTGGTGGCATCGGTCGCAGAGCAGCTGCAGGTTGCGCGGGTCAGTGTGGCCGCCGTCGGCCAGGGGCAGGATGTGATCGACTGCGCCTTGCCCCCGTTGCAGGCGGGTGCCGCAGGCCTGGCAGCGGTGGTGGGCACGAGCTCGAGCCTGACGGCGCTGGGTCTTCCATTTGTTGCGGTCATGGCCGAGCGCTCGACGGTGTTGAGCTGAGCCTTGCCATGCTGGTCGTTGGTGGGTGGGGCAGCGGCCGTCCCTGACGGCGATGCTGGGGCAGCCGGGGATGTTGCAGACCTGGGCGGCCCGCGTCCGGCCGGGGCTACTCACCCGACTTCCCGCCCGGCATCCCCCTCCCGGTCTGTCCGAGACGAGCACACCTCCGGGTCACACCCCCCCTGCACTCCCACATCCCCTGCCCCCCGCACACCAGGCTTGGTGCTCCCCCCTGGGCAGCAGGCCCCACCCCCTCCCGGCGTACCCCCCCCGGTCTGCCACCCCCCGGCATGCCGGGGCGAGGATCCCCCCCGGGGCGGGTGCTGGCTGACCCCCGCCCCCGGGTTGACACCCCCGCCCCCCGGGTTCCTGCGGCCACGGGTTACCCGACTGGGGGCGGGGAACTGTCGGCGAACCGGGACCGCTAACCCCACCCGTCGACCTTGGCCCACAAGAGCAGGATCACGATCGCGACCAGCGCCAGCTCGCCCAGGCTAAGGCTGACCTTCACTCGTGCTGCGGAACCGTCAGCTCTCCGGTCGCGGCACCCTCGCCCCCGACGACTGTGATCCGCCGGTCGCCCTCGAAGTCACCGGGGAACGTGACGTAGCTCGACCCGGTGTTCGGGACGGTGCGCACGCGCAGAGTGTCGCCGCCGGGGACGGTCACGTAGATGTCGACGTGCGAGTCCGGGCTGCCCACCGTCTCGGCGTCCCAGTTGAATCCCTCGACGAGGCGTTCCCAGAACGAGAGCTCGCCAGCACCACCGGTGTCCGGCGGGTCGACGGGTTCGCCCTCATCACCGTCGGGCAGCTCGATCGGGTGTTCGGGGTGCGGGCTGTCGTCGACGTTGCTCATTCGTCGTCTCCGTTGTCGTCGTCGGGCTGCGGGTCGGGTGCGGGCTGCGGCTGGTCGGTCGTGCTCACAGTTCCCCCGTTCGGGTATTGGGCCTCAGCGACCAGCGGGTTCGGTCTGGGAGTCTAGGCGGTCGGCCACTCGTTGTAGCGCAGCGTGCAGTTGATCCCCTTGTCGCTGGGGCAGGAGATCGTGATCGCGAAGCGCTCAGCGCCGTTTGGACCATCGGCCACCACAGCACAGATCGCCCGGCCGACACCGGCCTTCGCGCAACCGATCGAGCGCACCCGGTAGCGGACGTGTTCTTTCCGACGCGCAATTGCGACGAACTCGGCGGCCGTTTGCCGTTCGAGCAGCGCCCGATTCTGGAACCGGTACGGATTGCCTGCCGGAGCGCTCGACGCGGCAGGGACAAGGGTGATGGCGATCGCGGCCGTGCCGGCAAGCCCCATGAGGCGGATGAGAGTACGTTTGGTCATCGGTTCGACTCCTTGGTTGGTGGTTCTCAGCAGTCGAACTGTGACCCAGGTCGGTGGCTGGCGCAAACCTCGGGTCGGGGTACGCTTCACCGTGGGCGCGGCCTCCTACGGTTCTCAGCGACCTCGGTTCGTGCCGCGCCCACTTCCAGCGACTTCGCGTAAGCGCTCGACCCTCTCCTGGGCTCTGTCTCTCGAGAGCTTCCAGTGTTTCGCGAGCGCGGCAGTGTCCCATTTGAGCCGCTCCGCGTCGGCGCGGTGCTTGGCCTCAGCAGGCGGCCTGCCGGTGTCACGGGAACGTAGCTTGTCGATCAGGTAGCGCCTCTCGTCGTCGGTCTCCATCTCGTCACTGATTCGTTTCGCCAGCTGGTCGAGGTGGCGGCGCCGGCCGGCGGTGATCCGCTCTGCTCGACTGCGCTCGGCCATCGTGTCCCAGGTCTCGCCATGACGTACCTTGGCGACAACACGTTTCGACACGGGCGGACGGATCATGCGGCCCGTTCTGGTGTTAACCCATCCGTTCGCTTCGGCGCGGCGGATCAGGGTGGTGCCGAGTGTGTGGCCAGTTGCCCAGTCGGCGTCTGCCTCTTCGAGTGTCCGTCGTTTCGACGGGTCGGCGTCGTGGTTCATGGCCTGACCGACGTCGACGGCTTTGACATTGGCCCAGTTGAGGATGCGTTGCACGTCTTCGTGCCGGGCGTCCTGAGCGATCAGGAAATAGTCAAACTCGCATTCGCGCCACTGATCATGACCGGCCGCGGTTTTGTAGTCGCGCCAATCACCCGATTGGAACATGCCGACGATGGTGTCGGCATAAACGCCGAGGCGGCTGGCGTTCCGCAGGGCGCTGATGAACTCGATGACGGCATGACCGTGGTCGTCGATCTGGTCGTTGGTGGTCATGGTTTGCCTCCGCGCAGGCGACGGGGGAGCGGCTGGCCGGTGTGGTTGCAGTAGTCGACGATGGTCTTCCGCGACCATGCTTCGGCACGTTGCAGCTCCTCGATGTAGGCGTTCTTCCTCCCGCGGGCGCCCCAGCCGCCGGCCCTGTTCATCTCGTTGTTGAAGTAGTCGACGGGGGTGTCGCCGAACTTGGCCCACCAGCCGCCGTCCGCGGCGAGGTCCTTTCGGAGCTTCTCGGCGACGCGTTCGACCTCGACCGGCGTCGAGGTGGACACCGGTAGGTCGGATCTGCCGCCGACGAGCTCGTCGAGTTCGTCGGGCGGGTCGAACGGTTGCGTCTCGCGTTTGCGACGAGTGGCGCGTTGCACGGCGAGGCCGATCTTGACCTGGAACGACTCGAGACCGACATCGCGCAGTTCTGGGCGAAGTCGTTGCATGAGCCCCTGAGCCACGTCGCCTTCGTCCTCGCCGACGACGCGGCCGTCGCCCTCAGCGACTTGGTCGACGCCCTCGAGCTCCCAGCGTTGGGTGCGGACGCCGCCGCCGACGCGTTCGCGTTCGCGCGCCTCCTCCTCGGTCAGCTCGTGGCGGACGGACTCGAGGATGGCGCTAACGGTGTCGACGAGGGCGGGGACGTTGGGGAGCACGACGGCGGTGGGGATGACATGGGTTGCGCGTTCGTGGTTGGTGACGCGTTGGCCGCGGGCGACGATCTGCCGGACGTAGAGGGGCGTCCACTTGTTGGAGGCGAACCCGATGACGGCGATCTCGGGGCAGTCGTAGCCCTCGGAGGCCATGTCGACGGCGCAGAGGACGCCGACGCGGCGAGCACGCCGGAAGTCTTCGAGCGTGCGGTGGGCGTTGGGGTCGTCGACGGTGGCGACGACCGCGAGTGGCTCGAGGTTGCGGGAGCGCATTTGCCGGTTTGCGGTTTCGGTGAACGCGCGGGCGTGCTCCTGAGAGGCGGCGACGACCAGGGCCTTGGTCGGGACGGGCCCGTTGCCGAGCGATCGGTGCGCTTCCTCGAGCCTGTCGAGGACGGCGGCGACGAACGGTTCGCGCCATTCGCTGACAGTGGGCAGATTGCGGACGGCGGCCCGGCCGGCCTCCTCGTCTAGGTCAGCGATCGCGGACACGTGCCGGGTCAGGTTCGACCAGTCGATCAGTTGGGCTACGCCCTCGACCCGGTACAGGTCGACGGGCCGCAAGTTGCCTTCGGCGATCAGCTCGGGCGGCTCGACGTCGACGTCGCTGTCCGAGAGCAGCTTCCCGTCGGAGTCGCGGACGTAGCGGACGGTCGAGATCCGTTCGGCCTTGTGGGTACGCCAGAGGGTGCCGGAGAGGTTGAGGACGGCGGCGACGTTGATCTGCCCGCGGACGTCGCCGGCCAGCTCGCGGACGCGCTTCGCCCAGGCGCGGGCTTCTTCACCACGGACGGACTCGCCGAGGTGATGGACCTCGTCGAGGGCGAGCAAGGTCGGTCGCATGGCGGCGTACTCGCGGTGGTTCTCGGCCACACCCGGGGCGAGCAGCGACTGGTAGGTGCAGACGACCCCGGCCTGGCGTTGCCGGTCGCGCTCGAAGACGCTGTTCGGGCGGAGCTGCAGATCACGAGCCTTGTAGAGCGCCTCCGCCCACTGCTCGACAAGCGTCTTGCGTGGGACGAGGACAAGCATTCGCTCGACGATGCCGAGGTCGCGGAGCGCTTCAAAAACGAGCCCGGTGAAGATCGTCTTCCCACCGCCTGGGGCGGCGACGACGGTGGCGACCTGGGTGCCGACGATGCGTTCGACGATCCGGTCGAGCTCGCGGGCCTGCCAGCCGCGGGGTGGGAGCCGAGGGTCGCCGGCGTCCCTGGCCCCCTGAGTGAGGTTGCAGGCGTTGCACCAGGCGGCGGTGTTGCGGTCGTGCAGTCCGCCGCCGTGGGCGTGGGCGCGAATGTGCGCGACGTGGAACGCGTTCGGGTGGATTGGCTTGCCGCAGTGTTCGCAGTTGCCGCCTGAGCGGAGGTAGAGCGCGTCCCGGTCTGCCTGTGAGGGACGCGGCCTCGGTGTGGACATGGGGTCGTTCCTTTCGTGAACGTTCCCTCGGCCGAGACGACCGAGGGTCAGATTGGCAGCATAGCGCCGAACAAGTCGCGACTTTTTCGGATTTCGGTCGGGGGTTACGCTTTCTCCGGGTCGGGCCTGACCGGCGAGCGTTTCGCGCCGCAGTCGACGGCGACGTCTTCATTCCCCGATCGCGTGCCGCAGTGCGCCTAGCGCCTGGTCGTGTTCAGCCTGGGCGGTGGCGAGGTTGGCCTTGGCGGTCTCAACTCGTTGGGCGAGCTCGACCAGCGATAGCGGTCGGCGGGGCCGGCGGTGGCCGGTGCCGCCACGCTTCGGCCGCGGGAACCCTGCCGCTTCGACCGCGTTCCCCCAGTTCCCGAACAGCCGGGCGGCGCGACCGGCGAGGGATGATTGCAGGCTCGAGCTCGGTGTCCTGCCGTGCTCCGCGTGGTAGGCGCGGATCTCCTTGAGCACGCGCTCGCGGGCCTCATCACCGGGTGTCCCGTTGCCCACAGCCGGCGGCTCTTTGACGGTGGTTAGTTCGTGCATCAGTCGCTCCTTTCGGATCTGGTCTTTCTCCGCCCGCCAGCACAACCGGTCACGGGTGCACCGCGGAATGTCGATGCACGTATCGCACGTCCGGCCGGGGACGATCCGCCTGGCCGGGGCCGGCACAGGCTCAATCATTCCGCTCCGAGCGGAGCGCATTGACGACGTAGCCTGGGCCGACGGCGCCGCCCATCAGCTCGACCGACTCACGCACTCGGGCGACCGCCGCGAGTGGCAGGCCGTGGGCTTCCGCCTCGATCACGCCACGGGATCCGTTGTCTGCATCCCGTAGCAGCGGCATCAGCTTGTCGAGCTCTTGCTTGACGTCGGATGGCAGTCGGCGCCGGCGCTCGCTTTTCGCCGGCGGCACGCTATTCCCTTTAGCTAAGAACTGCCTCTTACAGTCAGTCTCTGACTCTGCCTCTCGCGAGCGCGTTCGCGCGTGCGCGCGAGACGCTAGCGGCTTGCTAGCACCGAGCTGGATGAAACCCGCATCACTGAGCCGTTCGAGGTCTGTACGGAACACTTGCTGGGATAGTCGCCGGGATAGTGTGCGAGTGTCGTCGGGGAGTCGCTCGCGTGCTGCGGCGTATGCGATCCAGAGTCCGTGGAGAGTTGCTCGGCACCTGGGGGGAAGGCTGGTGTAGTTCTCGTCGTCGAGGAGCTCGAGGTAGTTCTTGATCCAGGGTGGTGTGCGGTCTTTGTAGTGCTGGAACTTCTTCCAGTTGCGGACGATCAGGTAGGTCACTGCTCAGCCCGTGGCCCCTTGACATATCGCAACCCCTCTCCTATACTTGACATATCGCAAGAGAGAGAGGCAGAATGAGTCAGAAGAAAGAAACCGCCAACCTGATCCGCAAGCTCCGCGAGCAGGGCTGGCGCGTCGAGGAAACACGACACGGCTACATGGCATACAGCCCCGACCGAGTCACGAAAGTGCTTCTGCACAAGACCCCAAGCGACCATCGAGCGCTCAAAAACGCGCTCTCGGAACTGAAGAGAGGAGGCTTCGACCCGAATGCCTGAATGGACGATCTCGATTGACACACTCCCGCTTCCGGCGACACCGGACGAGGAGCTGCTTCCGATCCTGCGCAGCCGGCTCGAGGAGCAGTCCGCGCTCGGCGCGGCGGTAGCGATCCACGGCCAGCTGCTCGCGGCGACGTTCTGCCTTCCCGCCTCACGCGCACAGACGGCCGCGGACGAGGGCGCCGATGTGATGCTGCGCGCGCTCGAGGTGATGGGCTTGCGTGTCGAGCTTGGCGCGATCCGCGTCGAGCCGGCCGACGATCGCGAGCTCGTCCCCGCATGACCACGTCGACGCCATCGGCGATCGCCGATCTCGTCACAGGCGCCGAAGCCGCGCGCCGGCTTGGCGTGTCGCGTGAGCGGCTCCGCCAGTTGGCCGCGCGGCCGGGGTTCCCGGAGCCACTCGGCCAGCTCGGCCGGGCGACAGTGTGGCGAGACGCCGACGTCGCGGAGTGGGCACGCCAGTCGGGCCGGGACTACCGGACCGGCTGACATCTAGAAGCCCTCCGGGAACGGTGCGGTCGCCGGGTCGTGCCGCGGTCGGACGGGTCGGGGTGGGCCGCCGAGGCGGCCGGTGCCGTTGCAGGGTCTGCAGCTCACGTGTTGACCGGCGAACGTGCGAGCTGTGCCGGTGCCACGACAGGTCGGGCACCGGCGGCCAAGCGGGTCAGGGTCGAACAGCTGCGGTCGCTGACCTGTCATAGCAGGGACTCCTGCCCGGGTTGGATGCCGTCTCGTCGGAGGCTGATACAGACCGGGCAGGCGTACTCGTCCAGCGTTTCGCGGAGCGTGATGTCGCTGCCGCTTTTGCGAGTGGCGGCGAGTGCTTTCCGTTCCCAGCCGGTGACGCGCCGGTAGGTGGTTCGTGCCTGCACGTCGACGGGGTCACCGCAGTAGAAACAGGGGACGTTGAAGCTCATCAGGCGCAGCCCCAGCCGGTGTACCCGTACCGGGCCCGTATCCGTTCAGCGACGACAACCTGCTGCCATGGTGTCGCCTGATATGCCTCGGCGGGATAACCCGCTGGTTTGAACTGGTCCCAGGATCCGCGGTAAAAGCCGAGGCCGCCCTGATATGTGCCGGAATTGTGTCGCCAGTTCGGCGGGTTGCTGCCGCTTTCGCAACGCGCTATCCACCACCATTCCGGGTCCATCCACCACGGCCGTGTCGTCCAGCCCTCGTTCGCCCAGGTGGCCCTTTCGAGGGCGACCCGGTCACGCAGGAGCGCCCACCCGTGGGCGCTGATCGTTGCCCGGGCCCGCAGGACGATCCGCCATTCCCGCCGATGGGTTCGCATGCCACCCGCGTACAGCAGCTTCGGGTGTTGGTGGAAGAAGAGGAGGATCCGCCGAGCCCCCGTGATCCGTGTCTGGTGCGTAGTGATGCGGGCCTGGAGGACGAGCATCCGTTGGCTGGCGGGTGTGCCTCGGCCGTCGGTGACGAGGATCAGGGCGGCGATGACGGCGGCGACGAGGGTGAGAGCGAGCAGCCACGCTGTCTCAGGCCGCGTCATCGGGCTGCCTGCTGTTCGAGTGTGAGGAGTTGGTCGAGGCGGTCGGCGACGGCGAGGACGGCGTAGGCGACCGCGCGGGCGCCGGAGCCGCTGCTGGCCGTGTTGGCGTTCGCGAGGGCGGTCTCCACCAGCCGCCGGTAGTCCGGTGGGCTGGTCGGACGGGGGCGGGTCATGCGACCGCTTCTTCGGTGGGGGCCAGGATCTCGAGCTCGCGGCGGAGGTCAGTGATGAACCCTTCGCGCTCGCGGGCGCACTCGTCGCTGACGAGCGTGCGCACGTATTGCTCGCCGTCGTTTTTGACCATGTCGCAGAGCAGGGCGACGGCGACGGTCAGGTCCTCGAGCGTGTCGATCACGCCTTTGAACGCCTCCATGATCCGGTCACTCTCCTCCGGCATTTGCTTCCTCCTTCGCTTGGGCTTCTCGGATTCGGGGGGCGCCGGCGCCGCCACTCCTGTGGGGTGTGTGCGGCGGCGCCGGCGTGTGCCCGTCGCCCCCGCCGGGGCGGTGGGGGGTTCCTGCCCGCCCTCGGCCTGATCCCCAACCGTGAGTGCGTCGGGGATGACGTCGAATCTCAGTCGGCGTGAGTTCCGACACCGTTGGTGTCCTCGAGCTCCTGCTGGGCGTCGTACTCGGCCGTCGTGTCCAGGTTCGGTTGCGGCGGCTCGCCGAACTCGACGCCTTCCAGGTCGTCGTCGTGCTCCTCGAGCTCGATCGCTTCGGCGACGACGACCTCGGAGTCCTCCGTGCCGATGCCGAGCATGATCTCCGGGACGGCGTCGATCAGGGCATGCCGCGCCGCCTTCGACCACAACATCCGTCGCGGGTAGGTGACCCAGGCAGAGTCGGGCTTGACCAGCTTCGCCCGTTCCGCCTGCTCCATCGTGAACGTCGCCGTCTGGCCGATCTGTTCACCGTTCCTGTCGACGACGGCGGCGGTGCAGCCCTCGTCGTTGATGTCGACGAGGGCGACGTCGTAGCCGCGCCGGCGGGCAAGCGCATGCAGCAGCCGTGTGCTCGGATACAGCTTGCCCTTGCGCACGTGCATCTCGGACGCGGCCAGCGGGCCAAGCTGGAGCTCGCGGGCGTAATAGACACGCAGCATTCCTGAGGCGATGCGGGCGTTTTCGCCGTCGCCTCCCTCGGAGAGGGCCAGCCACTTGCCGACACGGGCGACGTCATCCAGGTCCGACCTGGGGACGAGCTCCTGGCCCGTCTCGGGCTGGGTCTCGCTCATCGCTTCACCCGGGCGCGGCGTGGAAGGATGCGGGTCGTCCGGTGCTTCTCGACCACGGCGGCGTAGGCGGGGTTCGCCGCTGCCAGGGCGTTCGCGACCGTCTTGTTCAGCTGCGGCCGTGGCTTGCGGTAGATGTCCTGGACGCGGTCGGCCGGGCAGCCGGCCTCCTGCAGGTCGGCGGCGATCGCGTCGACGTCGTAGTCGTCCACAGGGCCGCCGGAGAAGACGACGTCGTAGTCGCCTAGGTGCAAGGTCTGTGTGCCGAGCCGCTCGGCCTCTTCCCACAGTTCGCCGCTGACGTACTCGATCAGCAGCTCGACCTGTTCCCTGACGTCGAGCGCGGCGACGAGGGCCGCGCCCTTGCCGCCGAGGACGGTCATGTCGAACGCCTCCCCCGTCCAGGGCAGGACGAGCTCCTCGCGTGGTCTGGGCTCGGCTTCTGTCGAGACGAGCTCGAGCGATGGTGCAGCGTCGTTCACGGGTTCCTCCTCCAGGTCGATGGGTCTCAGGTCTTGCAGCCGCGCGTTGACACGCCGGCCGCTGTCGAGCTCGACGATCACGGTCTGCCAGCCGGGGACACGCACCCCGTGGCCACGCACGACGGTGCCGCGGTTCGACCAGCCAACGATCCGCCCCCGGCCAAGGTTGGTGACGAACACCTCGTCGCCCTGCTGGAACCTCACGCCCAGGCCTCGGTCACGTCTCGGGCACCAGCCGCCGGGCGAGGAGCTGGCCGTCTTCGATCCGCCGGCCGAACAAGTGGTCAGCGCAGTAGAACCACCGTGCCTGCGTGGTTCTGCCGCGCCTGTAGACACGGCGGAACATGACCGCGACCGGCTCGTTCGGACAACGGCGCGGGTTCTTGCCGCGGCAGGGGTGCCCCTCACCTTCCCCGGGCTGGAGTGGCCGGAACCACTCCGGGTCCTCGGGCACCCACTCCTCGCGGTAGCCGAGAGGAGGCGGGTTGTTCATGCGGAAACCTCCCGGGGGTGGCGGCCGCGCTTACGCGTGGCCCAGCACTCGAAGCAGCGCCGCCCCCGGGACGTACGGCCGTGGTGGTAGCCCTCCTGGCCGCAGTCGGGGCAGACCCCGTAGGCGCGGTACTCAAGGCTGGCGTAACCAGCTTGGAGGTCACGATCGAGCTGCGCCCGGGTGCGGCGGCGCCGCATCACACCGGCCCCTGAACAGAAATGGCCCCCGCGGCGAAGCACTCGCCCGGGGGCCCGGCGGCCGGGGAGTAGCCCGCCCGCGGGAGCATCGTGGCGCACAGCGGGCGGGTCGTGTCGCAGTCGTGTGCCACGGACCGGTCGTGGCACGTTTTCGTGGCACACACCCCCGGAAACGGCCCCGTCGGGACCCGGCACGGCTGCGGCGGTTGCGCCCGGCGCCGGCGGTGAAGTCCCCGCACAGCCCCGGTTTCTGACCTCTCCTGACCCCACCCGACCCGGGGGGAGCCAAACGGGTTCGCTATGGGCCCGATAGGAAAGAACCCCTGCAAACCCACGGGTCGTGGCACAGCACGTGTCACGAAACCGCCGCCGCCCGGATCGGCACGGGCGCCGGTGGGGCCTGCCGGAACGCCTCCCGGACACGCTCCCGGGCCAAAGCGGCGTCGGCGTGTCCGTACAGCTTCCGCACAAGCTCGCCGCCGTCCTGGTGGCCGAAGTGGAGGGCGATGTCACGCGGGTCGAGCTCGAGGATGTTCCAGGCGTACCAGCCGAAGAAGTGCCGGGTAGCGGTGTACAGGTCGACCTGGCCGAGACCTGCGGTGCAACGCACCCGGTTCCAGTGATGCGCCCGTGAGGACGGCCGGTAGTGCGAGCCGCGCAAGGTCGTGAACACGAACTCCGTCTCCCTCGCGAGAGACAGGAGCCGTTTCCTGGCCGGGTCGGTAAGAGCAATCTCGCGGATGACCCCGTGCTTGGGGAGCGTGAACTCCGCGACCTTCGCGCACCACTGCTGATCGACGAGGATCGTCCCGGCCTGGAAGTCGATCCTGTCCCAACGCAGAGCGTCGAGCTCGCCGGGACGCATCCCTTCGTGGACGGCGACGTCGAGGTAGGCACCGAACGACGGTGGGGTCAGCTCATCGGCGAGGCGAACGAACCCGGAGATCTCCGGCTGCGTCGGCGGCTGCGTGTCCCGCCGGCCCCGGCTCTGCCTGAGCTTGAGCTTCGCGAACGGGTTCCGCTCGACGAGCCGACCTGCCTGGACGCTGGCGGCATCGTTGAAGAACGTCTTCAGCGTCGTGACGGTGCCGATGTTCCGGCCGCCTTTCAGCCAGGCCGCCACGTGCTCGTCGTCGATCGCCCGGATCGGCAGGTCACCGTACGCCTGCACGAACCCGCGGGTGCGTTCGGCGTTGTGCAGGTTCGTCGACATCGCGGGACGGGCCCAGAGCGGGTCGGTTGTCCAGTCGTTCCAGAACTCGCGGACGGTCACGCCGGCGCGGGCGTTGCGGCGCAGCAGGTCACGGGCCCGCGTCTCAGCCTCGGCGGCCGAGACGCGGTCGGGATAGGTGTCGGGGCCGCCGATCACCGTCCTGGCGGACAGGTGCCGGCCGGTACGGGGATGGCGAACACGCGTCCGCCAACGGCCAGAGGGAAGCTGACTAGGCATCGAAGCTACTCCTTCGGTTGTTGTTGCCCGGGCGCGGTGCTTTCGCTATCCCGGCTCTCGCCCATCTTAGCCCCGCCCCGGGCACGTGCCCAGGCCATCGCCCGAGAGGGCAGATATCGGCGGGTACGAGTCATTCCCCACGTCTCCGACGGCATCCCCTCCGCCGTCCAGCGTTTGATCGTCGCCACCGACACGCCCATCAAACCGGCCAGCCTGCGCCCGTCCACGTACGCCTCGACCGGGACGACCTCCCTCACTCGGCGTCCTCCTGGTCGAACGGGACAACCGGCCCCACGAAGTGGTAAAGCGTCGCGCCGGGGTTCTCGGTCGGGACCGACCAGTTCCCTTCCTGGGGCGGCCGGGGCCTGCGGGCGCGGAGACCGACCGCCGCCAGGGCTGCGCCGAGCACGAACCCGGCGGAGAACGACACGCAGACCAGGGTGATGATCAGGATCGCCAGCCAGGTCACGAACACTGCCCTTCGACCGTCTCGGTCTGGAACGGCGACCCGGCATCGCGCCCCTGACTGTCGGGTCCAGGGGACCGAACAGGCCGGACTCTCCGTCCGACGACGGCTCTACGGTGTTGGATCACTGATGGCCGAGAGGAGGTTCCCATGAGTTCTCTGACCGAGCTACGGCGGGAAGCCGAGGAGGCTGACCGGCGGGCAGCTCGACTGAAGAGGATGGTTGAGTTCGCTGAGGAGCTGGGCGAGGAAGGGCTCAACGAGCTGTTGGAGTTCGTGAGTTCATCTGGCAGCCAGTCGCAGACGAACGGCAACGGCCATGCGAAGAGGTCCGATCCACGTGGGCGGGAGGCGCTGCGTCTGATCGTTCGTGAGCGCCCTGGTGTCTGGACTCTGACCGAGCTTCGCGAGGAAATGCAGCGGCGTGGTTGGTTCACGACCGCCAATGGTGTGGAGGCGGCTGCAAAGCGCCTTTGCAAGATCAACGGGGAAGGCCGGCGTCTCGGACCCGGCAGGTACGTCTTCCCCGCGAACCATGGAGAGGAGGTGGTGGACCGTGCCCAAAGTGAGCTGAGCGGCGGGGCAACGATCCCGTTCGATACGTGAGAAAAAGGCCGGATAAGGGAGCGGCTCTTGTGAAGGGAGGCCGCTCCCCCTCCGGGCGTTGAATGGCCCCGTAGCTCAGTCCGGATAGAGCACCCGCTTGCTAAGCGGGAGGTCGCGGGTCCGATCCCCGCCGGGGCCATTGAACGTACAGACTCTATAGCGGACCCATCACACGACCCCGACAGTCTGTGGGTGTTCAGCAAGGGTCGGCCTCTCGGGGGGCGCACGGGTTCACGCGAGACAGCCCGCTGCGGCGGGGAATGCCTGTCTGCTGTTCACAGCGCAGGGCCCGTTACGGCCAGGTCGCCCACGCCCCCCGGAAGGTTCATGCGGCCCCCGTGCCGTCGTAGGCGTCGACGTGCCGGTCGAGACGGCCGCACGCGGGGCAGACGACGCCGTCGGGGTGTAGCTCCCGGTCGCCATTGTCCGGCGACGGCTCTGGCGCGGGAGCCGTGTGGCCGCACTTGAGGTGGTAGACGGCGACCCGTTCGTGTCGGAGCAGGTTCATGAGACGAGGCCCCGGTGGGCGACGCACACCCTTGAGTAGGTGGGGGCGCCGCAGTAGATGCAGTGCCCGGTCGGCTCGCCACCACGAACACGCACCCGTGGCTTCGGGATCGGCGGCGGCTCGGGTTTCGGCTCTGCTGGCTCGAAGGGGACGACGGTCAGCCGGCGGCCGATCACGGTAGGAGCTCGCAGACTCCCCAGAGGCTGAGCAGGGCGATGAGGGCCGTGGTCGGGCCGACGAGGATGAGGCCGTTCTTCTTGGCCTTGCGGTCGGCGCGGGAGGCTTTGCGGTAGGCGCCCTTACCGATGTTGAGGACAGTGCACAGGTGGCGGGCGTTGCGCGGGAGCGGCTGTCGCTGGCCGTGTACCCACCGATAATAGGTCTTCGGATTGACCCAACTTGCCTCCTCGCCGGACTCAGCGACCGCCAACTCGTGCATGCCGACTAGCACCTCGACCACGCTGTACTGGGCCAACTCCCGGCAGTCCTCGAGCAGCTGGCCGACGGCCGAGACCTGGGGCTCGTCGAAGGCTTCCGATGAGGCTTCTGCGACCACAGCGCTCACTCTTCCCCGAGCTATAGCGGCACGACCCGACTCTTTCTGATCCGCAACCGGGCCGTCATCGGGCCGTCATCGGGCCGTCCCTTTCCGACAGGGCCGCTGTTTGCGAGAACTTCGTCGCGGCCCGGTCGGTGCCCGGTCGGGGCGTCGGGTCAGCACCACGGCGGACGGGGCTGTGTGCCCCGCAGCGCAGGTAGAAGAGCCTCATGGAGCGATGCCCATCTCGCGCAAGACCTGTCGGATGCGCAGTTGGAGGATCTGGTCGAGCGACATGGAGGACAACGCGTCAGTCGCCCTCCTCATCGTCATCGTCGAAGAACTCGACTGGCTGTCCTGTGAGTTCAGCTATGCGAGCCAGATAACGAGCACCGGGACGCACGGAGCCGTTCTCCCAACGCATGACGTGCCGACGCGACGTTCCTAGCGCCGCTGCAAAGCCCTCCTGTGAGAATCCCGCCTCGGTTCTGGCCCATCTGATCCTGGCCTTGACCGGTAGGCCCCTGTCGGCCCTCGATGTTGTCACGGGACAGCACCATATGTCCCGTGATGTCCCGTGTCAACTAAAGCTGTCCCCTAGATCCGGACCGGATCGTTTGTCACCGTATGTCCCGTGACACCACCTGCGAGTCCGTGGGGCACCTGGCATAAGCGCTTCGCGGCCGTCCGGAAGAAGATCTATCCGGCCCAAGACACGTTTGCGGCCAGGATTTCAACCGATCGCAGAACGGTCTCCAGATGGGAGACTGCCCAAAACAAACCAAGCGGCCGGTATCGCGATCGGATGATCGAATTACATGAGGACTTCCGACCTCTCATGGAAGAGCTCGACGCTTTCGCCGAGGAGGAGAAGGAGATTAGAAAGAACCTTGCGAGAGAGGTCCTCGAGTTGCAGCATCGTGTGAGCACTCTGGAGCAGCGTTCACGAGGCGAAGATGAGCACCTCGATAGCGCACTGGCCGAGGAGGCAGCGGCGGAGGGCGATCGCCTAGATGCCGCGCCAGCAGACGCTGAGATTGAACGAGAGCACGCGCAGTGAGTCCGAGCATGTAGGCGAGGTCTTCGAGCGTGGCGCGCTCGTCCGGAGTCATGGCAGTTCCCTCCCTCAAGCCGCAGCGACAGGGCCATGCCCTCCCCCCGATCTTGGCGACCCTACGCGAAGAGCAGCACAATCATCAACACAGCGCGATCCGCGCTGCCTTTCACCTAGGGGTGGGTCTCAGGCCACGCCGCGCTGGCATGCCACCTCCGCCCTTCAGTCAGATCCTAACCCGGGAGGGAGTGGGCGTCGCGCAGGTAGACGGCGAGCGGTTCGCCGTGTCGCTGTGGCTTGTTGGTTGGCTCGCCCTCGGCCTCGACGATCGGCTGGACTCGCTCCAGATAGAAGTCGGCGATGGCCTTAGGTGTGTCCCAAAGGTTGACGCCTGTCACTTGGCCATCGCCTGAGTCCCACACGATCGTGGCGATCAGCTCCTTCGGTGGATCGGTCGAGTAGCGCAAGCGTTCGTGCCAACGCTCCCACTCCGCCCGTGGTAGAGAGATCGTTTCAACGAACATGCCGGGATCCTAAGCCAGAACACCTCCGCCGGCATCGCGACGTCGACGACGGTTCGGGAGGTCGTAGATTTTTTTCGGACCGTGGGGAGCATCTCCTCGATAAACGCCATTCACCCAGGCTCACCCGTGGTCGGGCACACGCAGGTGGCGCCTTGCTATCACGTCGGCCCGACGAGCTGGAAGAACAGCCGTGACTTCTTCGGCCGCATCGACACGATGGTGCTGGTGACGGTGCCGCTGATCCCGGTGTAGTAACCACTGCCGCCGGTCACGGTCAGCACGTAGACGAGCGAGTTGCGGGCGACGAGGCCGGTGGCGACGATCGGCCCTTTCGGCAGCCGGTAGACGACCGTGCACAGGCTGGTGCCGGCGCCGAGCGTCTTGCCCTTCCCGAGATAGGTGCAGACCGTCGCGCTGTTCCCGATCTGTTTCTTGCCGTCGACGAGCGCCGCCTGGATGATCGTCAGCCGGCCGCTGGTGGTCTGGCCGAGCACCCGATCGGTCACGTTGATCACGGCCGGCCCCTGAATGCCAGCGGACGAATTCGCGCCGAACACAGTCGCGACTAGCGCGAAAATGAGGAACAGCCTAGGGATTGTCGGTCACCTCCTGGCAGGCGGAGTCGTCCTGCAACGTGATCAGCAGCTGCTGGAACGTCTCGATCGTCGCCTGCCGGGCAGGGGTCGGCGGCTGCGACTTGAGGAGCAGGATCGTCGTCATCGTCAGCTCGCGGACGGTCGTTGTTGTCTCGCAGGTGTAGACGAGCGCCCGGCGGGTGCGCTCGACCTGCGTCTCGAGTTTGTCCTGCTGGTCGTTGAGCTCGGCGGTGTTCTTGAGGACGAGCAGGCCGATGATCGTGAACGCGACGGTGGCGAGGACGACGATCGTGATGTAGGCGGTGCGGCTGAGCCGGTCGAGCCAGACGACCAGGCGGCTCATGCCGGGGCCTCTTTGCTGCCGAACAGGAAGCCGCTGACGGTGAGCATGACGGGGCTGATCGCGGTCACGACGGCGTATTCGTGGGTGAAGAGGCTGACCAGGATCGCGATCAGCCAGATCAGGCAGATCGCGAACGCGAACAGCTGCTTGAGGTGCTCAACGGTCAGCGCCGAGCACGTCATGCCAGCCGGACAAGGCAAGTATGGTTCGTCGATCGTGCACGTGAATAGCTACGACATAGATGCCCCGCTGCCAAAGCTCGGCACACGCTGGGTCTGGGAAATCGACTCGCCGGCGGCGCGTGAGATCGTTGAGGTGGTCGACGTGTTCTGGAACGGCGAGGAGTGGTGGGTGCGCACAAAGACGCTGTTGCGGAACGAGACGTATCCCTCGACAGGCCGGGAGACGGAAGTAAACGACGTGGAGCGCTTCTGGGAGGCATGCTCGCCTGTTCTTCGAGTTTTCCCGGCGCTTTTGGATCTCGTCGCGGTAGCGCCGCATCAGCGGAGAGAGCTGATCGAGAAATCGCGCGAGACGATCCAGTAGTGCCGGGAACGCTCCGCTTCACCGAGCATCAGGCCGCCGGCGCCTGCTTGTAGAGGTCGATGGCGTAGGCGTCGAACGCGTACTGGCCCTTGTTCGGTCCCGAGGGGATCACGAACGCGACCAGGGCTTCGTGCGTCGTCTTCCCGTAATACCCGGTTGGCTGGCAGGCGACGTGCGCGACCTGGAAGCCCTGCACGCCACCGTACGTGGCGTTGCCGTGCGAGAACTCGTTCGTGTACGTGTTCGAGTAGGAGGGGCCCGTCCAGAACCCGGCGCGCCAGCAGGCTCGTTTGACGGCCTGGACGTCCTTGCCGTCCTTCGACGGGGTCTTGCCCTTCGCCTGCGCGTCGGGTGGGTACAACGCGCGGGCGAACGGCAGGTCAGGTGGGGGCGCGACCGGCTCCGGTGGTTCCGGGTCGGGCGGGTCGGGGGTGAACGGCGGCCGGCTGATCGACCCGGACAGCTGCTTGATGATGTTCCCCGGCGCTTGCTCGAGGGTGTAGGGGACGACACCGACGTCGTAGGCGTCGGATTCGAGGTTGTAGACGGCCGGGTCGGGGTAGACGCCGTTGGTCGCGTAGGTCTGCACCAGTGGGCGTTGCCGGGAGCGGTCCCAGCCCCAGGACTCCATGAACGGCACCGCCGCCTGGATCTCCGCCGACCCGTCGCTGATCGCCCCGGTGAAGCACTGCGGCATCATCGTCGCCCCCGCCTGGCGCATCCCCGTCCCATCGGAGGCCCAGCGTGGGGTTGTCGTCAGCCCGAGCTCGACATTGGGGGCGACCTGCCGGAACGCGGCCGCGTACGTGTTCGCCATCGTGAACCTGGGATCACTTGCGTTGCCGTGCGCGTCGTAGGGCTCCTCGCAGTTCGCGACGAAGAGCTGCAACCCGATCTCGAGCACGGTCTGGGCGTGGTAGCGGGCCTCCGCGTCGGCGGCGCTCGCGTTCGGCCCGTCGCACCACGCCCAGCCGGCCGGCGTCCGCCCCGAGTTGATCGTGTCCCGGATCACCCGTTTCGCGTGGTCGAGGTTCGGGTCGATCGACGGGTACCCGCATCCCCAGCAGATCTGCAGGGCAACGACACGGATGCAGGGGTCGCACTCGTCGAGGTGCACGTTCTCGCTCGAAGCGCAGAAAACTAAGCCAACCCAAGCGGCGGGGTTCACGGCTCAGCGCACCCGTGTGCGACGGCGGGGGCGGCCGCGAAGCGGGAAGCCGTCGTCGGCCTCGTCCCAGGGCAGTACGAGCGGCTGCGCGCTCGTCACGACGACGGTCGTCACTTGGCCGGCCTGACGACGCAGACGAGGTCGTCGCGGTAGTGGAGGGCGACCGGGTAGGGGGCGGCCTCGGAGCCGTGGCTGACCCACTGGCTGCTCTGGCTGTCGCCGGCGACGAAGCAGGTGACGACGTGCGTTGTGTTGCCGGTGGAGGTGCCGTAGAGAGCGAGGTCGCCGACCTGGTAGGGCGAGTTGACCTTCGGGTTGTTGACGAGCGTTCCGGTCCAGCCGTAGCCGTTGTAGCCGCTCTTGTTGGGGTCGGGCCAGCCGGCCTCGTAGTAGCAGCCGGTGGCGTGGCCGGAGCAGTCGGCCGTGAACCCCTGGCTCGGGGGGACGCCCAGGTGGGTCATCGGCCGGGCCTGCGAGTAGTGGATCCGCGGCTCGTTCGCGCACGAGTCGCGGGCGTACTGCGCAAGCGCCGAGGCGCCGCCACCCTCGGGGGCCGGTGGGCTCTTCGCCGCCTCCTTGAGCAGCTTTAAGGCGGTGGCGTCAAGGAGCGGCTCGCCCGCATGGGGGAGCCCCTCGGGGACGACCGACACGCGGATGGCGTCGAACGTGTCCGGGCCGACCTGCCCGTCGACGTCGAGGCCCATCTGCCTTTGCACGCCCTTGACGCCTGAGTCGCCGACGTTGCCGCCGTCCTTGCCGTTCGCGAAGCTCTTCGAGTAGGTGTCGTCGAAGGCCTGCCAGGGCCAGCGGCCGCCGCGGCTGACGCCGCGCTTCAGGGCCTCCACGTCCGGGGCGTCCGGGCAGCCGACGACGAGCACCCGGGTCAGCTCACAGTCGGGCGGGCTCGGGCTGGTCGGGTAGGGCTTGTCGTACGCCCACTTAGGCGCCATGACTGGCCTCCGCCGGATCGTCGTATTCGGGGAACGGGGGTTCGAGCCAGGGGCCGAGCCGGACTCGTTCGCCGACGATGCGGTAGGCGGTGCGCCAGACGACGAAGCGGATCAGCCGCTCGATCTCTTCCGCGCGTTCCTCAGATCCGTGTACGTGCTCCATGATGGAGTCGTGCAGCTCGCGGCGTTGCTTTTCGAGCCAGGCGTCGAGGTGGGCGTCGAGCCAGTTGAGGAGCTCGGCCCGGCCGATCGCGTTCGGCGGGCGATCCTCGCCCATCTCGGGAGTATGGGTTCGGCGGTCGGACGTCATCAGTAGCCGGCGACGCCGACGATCCGGGACGGGCCGCTGAGCGTGGGTAGGGTCGCTGGCAGGTCGGTCTGGGCAGCAACCGAGCCCGCGTAGGCGATCTTTCCGGCGACGGTGGCCGGCCCGACCGCCGACGCCGTGCCGACGCCGTACAGGCCGGTCGGCATCGTCGAGCCGACCATGATGATCGCGAAGTAGTAGAGACCGTCCGCGGACGGTGTCCAGGCGGTCTGCAGCGGGAACAGCTTGCCGCCCGCGGTCCACAGCCCGCCGCCGACCAGCTCCGCCGTCGACGCGAGCAACACCGCGCTGTTCGACTTGCCTTCGTAGATGCCGAGCCGGGCCAGGGTCAGCGTCCCGACGGGGTTGACGATGATCGACAGGCCGGTCAGCTGCACCCCGGCCCGGCAGTAGGCGGCGCTCATGTAGACGGTGCCGCTGACGAGCGAGCCCTGGGCGACCGTCCAAGCCCACGGCGGGGCCGTCCAGGCCTTGTAGCCGAGCGCGTCTACTTGCAGGTCGAGCAGGCTCGTGCCACCCGCGGCAGCCCCGGCGCCTTCCGTGGCGAGCACGATCGCCGACCCGGTCGGCATCCGCACCGCCAGCTGGGTCTTCCCCGATCCGTTGTCCTGCGCGAACAGCTTGGCCTGATCCGCCGGGGGGGCGGCCGGCGAGCTGACCTCGGGGAGCAGGACACCGCCGCGTAGGAGCTCCAGGTCGCGGTTCGTGACCTTGATCCCGCCGCTGTCGTTGGTGGCGGCGAAGTTGAACGCGGCGGTCACATGGCCGTATGACTCGCAGCCGATGAATTTGTTCGAGTGCGTGAGCCCGAGGCCGGCGTTCGAGAGGTCGTTGAACCCGTACTTGGGGCCGTTCGTGGTGTACACGCCCTTGATCGCGTAACAGCCGACGAATGTGTTCGTCTGCGCCGCCGTGTTCAGACGGAAGGCGTCGTAGGTGTTGGTGGCGTCGATCCAGCCGTCGTGAGCGTGGCAGCCGAGGAACGTGGACGAGTTGCAGTCGATCACGAACCCGTGCCCGTAGTTACGGTCGCCGCGGAGCTGGGACAGTTTGTGCAGCGTCCCGTAGATCCGCCAGCCGGAGCAGGACAGCTCCCCGTTCGTGTCCGACAGCCAACAGTTGGAGGCGTTGATCAGGGCGCCCACGTACCAGCCTGTGCCGTAGCTGGTGAGCCAGCCGCCGCAGCCGAACTCGCTGCCTCGTACCCAGTGGTCGACGCCGTTCAGGGTGAACGCGCCCCTGTAGTCGGACGGGGACGTTTCGGCGCGGAGGACGTCGTTGACCATGCAGTCGACGACGTGGTGGGCCTGCCCCTCGAGCAGCATCCCCTCGGAGCCGCAGTGCATGACCTTGACGTCCTTCAGCTTCCAGCCGTAGGCGCCGGTGGCGGCCTGGTGGATGCCGATACAGCCCTGCTGGTAGCTGCCGTAGATGGTCAGGTTCTCGATGGTGACGCAGCAGGCCGCGTTGTCGGTGTTCTTGATACACGGGGTGGTCTGGGCGGCGTTGGCGACGATGCGGGCGCCCATGATGTTCGCCGACCCGGGCACCGCCGAGCTCGCCTCCGGCCCGACGATGTGCACGTTCTTCTTGACCGTGATCGGCGCGGTGATGAAGAAGTTGGAGGCGTCGAGGACAACCCGGCCGCCGTCGTCAGGGAGCGCGTCGATCGCCGCCTGGATCGTCTTCTTCTGCATCGTGTCACCCCGGCCGCTGTTCGTGTCGAGGCCGTTCGCGGACACGTACAGGGTGTAGACGGAGGCGTCGATGTTCGGGCCGGGCGGCCCTTGCGGGCCGGTTGGTCCCTGCGCGCCCTGGGAGCCCTGCGCGCCGGTGTCGCCCTTGTCGCCTTTGGCTCCGGTGCTGCCGGTCGGCCCGGGCGGGCCGGTTGAGCCGGTCAGCCCCTGCGGGCCCTGGGAGCCGGTTGACCCCGTCGGCCCCGTGGGGCCAGGCGCCCCTTGCGCACCTGTCGAGCCGGTCGGGCCGGTGTCGCCCTTCGACCCCTGCGGCCCTTGCGGCCCCTGGATTCCTTGCGGTCCTTGCGGTCCTTGGATCGGCCCGCAGTTGACCCAGTTGGTGCCGTCCCAGGCGTATAGGTCATCGTCGGCCTCGACGACGAAGGCGTCGCCGACCTGGTTCCCCGTGGGCGGCAGGTCGGCGATGGTGGGCACCTGGCCGCGCATGCGGATCGCCGGCCCGGGCGGCCCTTGCGCCCCGGTGACGCCTTGCGGGCCTGCAACCCCTGCTGCGCCTTGTGGGCCTGTCGCCCCCGTCGCCCCCGTGGCACCGGTGGAGCCGGTGTCCCCCTTCGGGCCTTGCGCCCCCGTGCCACCGGTCAGCCCCTGAGGGCCCGCAGGCCCGGTCGCCCCTGTGGGGCCTTGCTGGCCGGTGTCGCCCTTGTCGCCCTTGTCGCCCTTGGGGCCGGGGGTGGTCGCGATCTTCACGTCGAGCTCGTCGAGCGCGGCGTCGACGGCGGCGGCCAGCTCCTGCATGTCCTCCGGGACGTCGACGAGGTCGCCCTCAGCAGGGTAGGGGAGCTGGTAGGTGTCGGTGTTGGGCAAGGGGGTGCCTCCTCTCAGGACGCAGGCTTGGAGCTGCCGATGCAGAGCAGGTTGTCGTTGAAGGCCAGGCAGAAGACGATGTCGCCGGGGGCCGGTGCCCGGTCTTGGATGCCGAAGGGGACGACGACGTCGACGTAGGTGCCGGCCCCACCGCCGAAATCGGTTTGGATGCGGCCGGTGCTGCTGTTCATGTTGACGGCGGTGCCGACCTGCAGCGTGCAGGGGGCGCCGGCGGCCAGTTCGGCGCGGAGGACGTAGGGGAACGTCTGCGGGAGCGGGTCACGCGCCAACGAGCACCTCCGTCGCTTTCGCTGCCTCCGTGATGGCTTCTGATCCTGAGAGGGCGGTGAACATGGTCGAGGCGGGGGTGTAGACGAGCCGGGTCGCGAGCTCGATCGGTTCTTCCGGGCCGAGCGGGATGCGGACGACGTCGATCACGTGGTTCTCGATCCGGCCGTCGGGGAACTCGACCTGCACACAGTCGGAGGGTGCGAGAGCGGGATTAGGGACGGCGTGCAACGTGATCGAGCGTTGCAGGCCGAGCTGCTGGTAGAGCATCGTCGTGCCCGCGTTCACCGCCTGCGCGTAGTGGTGATAGGCGTTCGAGTCCTCGATGTGCAGGACGTTCCCGAACGGGCCGCCCCAGCGCATCGGATTGGACGGGTCGCTGACGGTGACGAGCGCCCGGTAGGGGACGCTGTCGGTGGTGGCCTGGCCGCGTACGAGGACGCCGTTGAACACCCCGGAGCGGTCGTACGACTCGTCCGCTGAGACGAGGATGCCGTCCGAGCCGGCGTCGATCACCCATACGGGCTGTCTGACGTTCGGGTCGGGGATCGGGTCGACGCGGAAGTTCCCGGCCGTGTCGAAGTACCCCTCAGCGCTGACAGCCCTGCACAGGGTGGCGACCGCGCCGGCCCGGTCCTGGTCGAACGTGACGTCCTGCAACGTCGGCTGGGCGGCGTCGGGGACGTTGATCGTGATCGTCGCCTGCCCGTTCAGCGACGTCGACTCGACGGCCAGGTGGCCGGCGTAGCGGGCGGGGAGCTTCCCGTTCGCGGTCAGCGGCCACTGCAACGGCTCGTCCTGCACCTGCACCATGCGGTCGCTCATCGACAGTTCGGCTTCGGCGTCGTCGGTGCCGTAGCTGACCGTGTTCACCCGGAAGTAGCCGAGACGGACGACGTCACTGGTCCCGTCCGGGTAGGCGACGCCTCGGCGGAGGTCGCAGTAGGAGCCGAACGGCAACTGTCTGAGGTCGACGGGGAGGATCCCTGCCGGCAGGTCGGGCCGCCACGGCAGCGTGACCGTCCCTGTGCGACGTATCTGCGATGTGCGGTCGCCGGTCACCTGCCCGCCGGTCACCTGCACCGTCACCGGTGATTGGCCTGGCAGGATCAACTGGCAGACGACCTTCACCTGGTGGGTGTTGCGGAGGGCGGCGGCCATCCTGGGGGTCAGGGGTTCCATCAGTAGAGGACGGTCGCGTCGGGACGGGCGACCTGCACCGCGCGGATCGTGAACCGCTGCGGCTCGTGCAGACGGATGCGGCTGATGTGCTCGAGCGACCAGCCCGTCACCTGCAGGTACAAGTTCGAGATCATCTGCTGCGGGACGGTGCGGAACAGGATCGGCCGTCCGGTCGAGAGGGTCTGGTGGGCCTTGTACCAGTCGTCGACGGTCAGGACGGTGAACACGATCTCGAACACGGGGAGGTGAGCGAGGTCACTGGTCGTGACCGGGTCGGCACGGCCGAGGATCCAGTGGACGCCGGTCGGCACCTCGTACTCGACTGATGTGACGGCCTCGCCGATCACCTGCACGTTGGTGCTGGGGTTCGTCAGGTCCTGCAGCCACGGGTAGTCGTACGGGGTCGAGGGGACGATGAACGAGACGGGGCCGAACGGTGTGCCCTCGACACCGGACGCGTTGACGCCAGCCGCCTTGTACGCATAGGGCGTGCCGAGCGGTGCTTCGTAGTCGGTGACCGTGACGACCTGGCCGGCGGTGCCGGCGAGCGGGGCTGCGCCACGGACGTACCAGCGGCCCCACGGCCAGTCCTGCCAGACGTTGACTTTGCTGTACCCGGCCGGGATCTTGACCGCGACCACGGCGGCGTCGTGGGCGGTGTCGAGCGACACGGCCAGGTCCGGTGAGACGGTGGTCGCTGATTGGATCGGCGAGTAGGGGCCGAGGTTCCCAGCAGCGTCGCGTGCGCGCACCCGGTAGCGGTACGTCACCCCCGCGCTCAACGTCGTGTCCGAGTAGCTGAGCCCCGCAGGTTGGGCGATTTCGGTGAACGTCGTGCACCCGCTGCCGGTGCACCGTTCGACCCGGTAGCCGGTGACGCCGACGTTGTCCGTCGCTGCCGGCCAGGAGAGGTCGATGCGGGTCTGGCTGACCGGGGTGGCGGTCAGCGACGCGGGTGCTGTCGGGGGGGTGCTGTCGGGGCCGGGGGCGGCCGTTGTCGCCGAGGCGGTCGGCGAGTACGGCCCGAGATTGTTCGCCGCGTCGATCGCCCTGACCCGGTAGTCGTAGGCGGTGGACGGGGTCAGTCCCGAGTCGGAGAATGACAGTCCGGTCGGTTGCGCCACCTCCGCGAACGCGCCGGCACCGGTCTTCCGCTCGACCCGGTAGCCGGCCACCCCGACCGCGTCGGTGGCAGCCGGCCAGGAGAGGTTGATCCCCGTCGGCCCCGCTACGGTCGCGGTCAAGGAGGCTGGGGCGGTCGGCGGGGTTGTGTCCGGTGGGGTGAGGCCGGCGTTGTGGTGAGCCTGCACCTTCGTCAACGAGAGAGCCGTCGCGTAGACGGCGATCTCGTCGAGGCGGCCGGGGAAGAAGAAGGCGGCGGTGCTCTCGGTGCGGCCGGCGGCCAGGCGCATCGGCGCCGACGTTGTCCGGCCGTAGACGGCGTTCGTGGAGGCGACCAGCAGCCCGTCCAGGTAGAGGCGGCCGGTCGAGCCGTCGTGGGTGCAGACGACGTGGTACCACTGGTTCAGGTTCAGCCCGGAGGGGCTGGCGGCCGAGTAGATGGTCGTGTTCGACCCGTCACCCCACTGGAACGAGAGCTTGGCCGAGGTCGGGAGCACGTCGAGCTCGAGCCCGGCCCGGGACGAGGACGACCACGGGCTCCGTGACGCGAGGACGGACGCCGAGGCTGTCGGAACAGCGGTCAGGTACACCCAGGCCTCGACAGTGAACGGGGCCACCGGGTTGATCGCGGCGGCGTAGGCGGCCTCCGCGTACTGCGTCGTCCCGTTGAACTGCGCTGCCGTGTCGGTGTCGCCGCCAAGGGCGCCGGTCACCTGCCGGGTGGGGGAGCCGGTCGGCACCGCCGCCCGGCTGCTGACCTGGTCGATGAAGTTCCCGGAGGCTTCGTTCAGCCGCCAGTAGGCGACGGGGCTGTCGGCCATGATCACGTCCCGGTAGGCCACTTAGGCTCGGCCTCCGCGGACGACGCGCACGGTTTCCCGGTTCGCCCCCCGGATCTCCGTGCGGACCATGCCTTTCAGCTCCTGGTCGCCGATGAAGACTTTCACCTCGAACTGCGGCTCGACCTGCTGGAACCCGGCCGGTGGCTGCAGCTGGATCTTCGGTGTGACGGGGGCCCGGTAGCCGACCACGCCGCCGCCACCTGCCCCGTAGGCGGTGGGGGCACCCAGCATCCCGGCTGCGGCGGTGCTGGTGGCGGCGACGGCGGGCATGAACGCCGACTGGGGGGCGGCGGCCTTCGCCCCGCCGCCCCCACCGCCGGCCGCGGCCTTCTGGCCGCGCAACTTCTTCAACGCTTCCAGCAGCGCCTGCTCGATCTCCTCGATGTCAGCGGCCGCGTCGAGGGCGATCTTCCTCAGATCACCGGCCGCGTTCGAGACACGCTGGGTCATGCCCTTGATGCCGGTCTCGAAGCCCTCACCGAGGAGCGACCCGAGCGTCTGGAAGTCGATCCCGAACTTGTTCATGAACGTGGTCAGCCGCTTGCGGGCGCCCTCGGTTGTGGCTTGCGCGGAGTCGAGGTACTTCTGCAGGTTGGCGAGGCCGTTGTTGAACGACTGCTGCTGCATCTGCTGGCGGGCGTCGAGCGCGGCCCGTTCCTTCGTGGCCTGCCCTTGCAGCCGGGTCAGCTCGTTCTGGTAGGCGGTCTCCTGCGCCGCCTGCTTCTGGGCCCGGGCAGCCTTCTCGGCCTCGGCCTGCTTCTGCAGGGCGGCGACCTGGATCGCGTACTGCGCGTCCGCCAGCTGCTTCTGCGCCGCCAGGAGCTCCTCGCTGGCGCCCTCGGCGCCGGCGGCCATGTCCTGCTGCGCCTTCGCGACCGCGGCCTGCGCCGACTGGAGGGCGCCGGCCCGCTCGGCCTCGGCGCGGGCGGCCTCGAGCTGCTGCAGCTGCTTCTCCGCGGTGGTCAGGGTGTCGTTGAACGACGACTTCAGCTTCTCGTTGCGGGCCTGCAGGTCGGCGATCAGCTTCTCGGAGCGGGTCTGCTGGGCGTCCTGCACCTTGTCGAACGCGTACGACAGGGCCGAGCTCCAGTTGCCGAAGGCGCCGTCGAGGACGGTGCGGCCGGCGTCGATCGTCCGCTGGGCCATCTGCTGGGCGGCCACGATCGTTTTCTGCGTGCCGGCGGTGATCTGCGCCGCCAGCTGGTCGGTGACCTTCGTCTGCGCGGCCGCGGCGGCGGTCTTCTGTCCCAGCTCCGCCCCGGCGCTCGCGACCGCCGTGCCCATCGTCCTGACCCCGTCCGCGAACTTCTGGCCGAGCAGCGCCCCGACCTGGGAGAGCGAGACACCGAACTGGCCCATCAAAGCGGCCAGCCGTGTCTGCGCCCCTTGCGCGGTCGCCTGGGAGGACTGCAGGTACTTCTGCAGGCTGTCGAGGGCGTTCTGGAACGCCGTCGAGCGCATCTGCTGCTGCGCGTCCAGGATCCGCCGCTCGCCGGCCGCCTCCTTCTCCAGCGCCGCCTTCTGCGCGTTCCAGCGGGCGTCGAACACCTGCTTGGCCCGTGTCTCGGCGGCGGCGACCGCCTTCGACTCCGCCTGCGCCCGGGCCTTCTCCGCCTTCGAGTCCGCGTCCGCCTCCGCCCGCTGGGCGGCGGCCTTGCGGTCAGCCCAGGTCTTCTCGAACACCCGCTCCGCCTGCTGCTGCCGGTCCTCGAACCCGGCCAGTGACTTCTCGGCCGCGGTCTGCTGCGCTCCTTGCACCTGCTGGAAGGCGTAGGAGATCGACCCGGACCAGGTGTTCCAGGCCCGGTCGAAGCGGGCCTGGGCGCCGGTGATCGACGCGTCCGCCATCTTCTCCATGGCGGTCGTGACCTTGTCCCTCGACTTCTCGATC